CCGCCGCTTTCAAGCTTGCGAAGTCGGCTACTGTGTCAGCGAGCGACGCAGCGGTCGCGATTTCCAGCGCGACGATGAAGCTCGCGAAGTCCGGCGCAGTCTCTGTGAGCGCCGCGAGCGTCGCAGTCACCAGTGCGATCAAACTGGCGGTCAGCCGCTCGATCACGGTGACCGCGCAAGGGCTCGCCGCATCGAGCGCGGTCCGCCTGGCGAAGTCCGCGGCCGTGTCAGTCGCCGCTGCTGTGATCGCCGCCGCGGCGAGCGTTCGGAGCGGCGCCATCGCTGTGTCTGCAACGATCAGCGCAGCGGCTGCAAGCCTCTCTTCACTTTCCGCGATAAAGCTCGGAGTCAGTCGCGCGATTAGTGCCTCAGCAGCGGTCATCGCGGCTTCGGCGCCGATCCGGATCGCAGGATCGGTCCTGATTTCGGCGAGCGGCGCCGCCCTCTCAGCGGGGAGCGCTGTCAAACTTCATCTCTCACGCGTGATCAGCACCGCGCCGGTCATCGCGGTCGCATTGGCCCACGCCATTCAGGTCGGCGCCAGCATCATTGTTTCCACACCGAGAATCGCCGCGAGTAGTGCGATTCGCGTCGCGTCGAGTCTGAGGATCGCGGTGAGCAACGCCGGCATCTCGGTTCTTTCGGCGATACGCGCAATCGCGAACGCCGCGATCGTCGCGGGCAACGCCGCGCTGTCGGTAATCTCTCGAATCAGGGCAGCGGTAAACGCGATCTTAAATGCTGCGCAAGCCATACTCGCGCAGGTTATCGGCCGGCCGCCGCCGTTGGCGGGGCCGCCGATAATCATCGTTGAACCGCTGAATCAGGGGCTGGTGATCGCTGCGCCCTTGGATCGGCGAGAACTCCTGGTAAGCGAACCGCTGACTCAGGGCATCGTCATTAGCACGCCCCTTCACGGACGATATCTCGTGATCACAGCGCCGCTGGCTCGCGGCTTTGTTCTGGGCGGAGTCTGAGAATAATGAAGATCAACCGGAAACTTGCGCCAGCGCGTCCGGTTGGAACCGGGCTCTTTCTCTTTGTGCTGATTTTGATCGCCGGCACCGCTCACGCACAACCATCATTACAGTCCGGGTCGCTCGTTGCCGGCGCCGCTGCGCAGATTATTTGGTATCCGAATCCACCGCCAGCAGCGGCGCAACCGACCTGGCCGCCCCCACCTGCGCCGATCAGTCTCACCGCCGCGACAGTTACGCTGAAAATAATCAATCCGGCCGGAGCCGAAAGCACGGTGAGCATGACGGTCGGAGTCGATTCGCTGGGCAATCAGGTTGCCCTCTACAACGTGCAGGCGGGCGATTTTCCGACGCCCGGAACATATGTGCTCGAGATGTGGGTAGTGCCGTCAGGAGGCAGTCTGCCCTACAAGACGCGCCAGCGCTCGGTCCAAGTCGGGGCATCATCGTGAGGAGGAGCGGAAACCAAAGCGAGATCTGGAAAACCAAAGTGGTTTTCGCGCTTTCTGTGTTAACCGGACGAGAAGCCCGAAATCTGTCGCCGAGCGACCGTGCGAAAAAGGTTTCGGGAAGTCTGGAGGCTGCAATGAGCAAATTCCGTTGCCTGATTGTTTTGGCCGCCGGGTTCGCGATGCTCGCGGGCGTACCAAGCGGAAGCTGAGACTCCCGGTCTTCAAGCTGGTCCCATGAACGCTGTATCTCCATTTAGGGTCGGATTGGTGAAGGAGCAGGATACTGCGGGCGCGCGAGTGCGGGTGGTCTTCCCCGACTATGACCAGATGCATAGCTATTGGCTGCCAGTGGTGTCACCGAAGACGCAGAACGACAAGGCATACTGGATTCCCGACGTGGGCGAACAGGTCGTCTGTCTGATGGACCTTCGCGATGAGGCGGGCGCGGTGCTGGGAGCAATCTATTCGACTGCGGACACTCCCCCGGTCAACAGCGCTGACAAATGGCACCTGGGGTTCAAGGACAACACCGCATTCGAGTACGACCGGGCGTCGCACGTGCTCAACTTGAGCTTCGAGGACGGTACGGCGCTGACGTACGACTCCGGCGCGCACGTGCTGACGCTCAAGTTCAATGACGACACGACTATAAAGTACGACTCCGGCCAGCACGCGCTTTCGTTCGCGGGCGCGGTCAGCGCGAGTGCGACGGTGATGGCGCCGGCCGGGATCACGCTGTCATCGGGAAGCTCCGAGGTCACGATTATGCCAAACGGGGTTGCGATCTCGCCGCCGCTGCCGACCTCTTCCACGGTTGCGCAGACATGAGGCGAATTGGGATGCGTTGCGACGCCGAGCGGAGAGCCGAAGCGGAGAACTAGGCAATGAGTGCGGATGCGGTAACGCTTTTGGATATCACTTCGGCAGACTGGTCTCTCAAGCTGGGCGCGATCGGAGAGGTGGTGCAGGGAGTTGCCGACGTCGATCAGTGCATCGGGATCATCCTGACCACTCCGAAGGGCACCGATCCCCTGCGTCCCACCTTCGCCTCCGACATCTGGCGTTACATCGACCACCCGATCGACGAGGCATTGCCCGCCATCGTGCGCGAACTGACCGCGGCGATCACGCTCTGGGAGCCGCGCGTGACGCTGCTCGCGATCACTGCGACCCCGCTGCTCGACACCTCAGCGCAATCCGGCGCGCATCTGAGCGTTACCGTCACCTGGCAGCTCAATCTCGGCGGCGCGCCATCGCCGGCGGGAACCACGACCGTGACGATTCCGGCGACGACCGGCTAGTGCTCCGCGATTCGAAGAGTCCGCGCCGTTCCCGTCGCCACGCCAACTCGACGATGGAAGGATGATCTGATGGGCGCAGGAATTCCCTCTCTTCCGCCGCCGGTTTTCGTGGACGATGCCGACGGTCTCGATCCGAATCTGATCCTCGCCGATATGATCGCCGCCTTCGAAGCGGCGGCAGGACGCACGCTGCAGCCCGCGCAAGTCGAGCGGCTGCTGATCAATTTGTACGCGTACCGCGAGTCGCTGGTGCGCGACGCGATTCAGTACGCCGCCCAGCAAAACCTGCTCGCGTTCGCGAGCTTCCCGATGCTCGATTACCTCGGGGAATTGCTCAGCGTGACGCGGCTGGCGGCGCAGCCGGCGACCACGACGCTCGAGTTCACGCTCGGCGCGGCGCTCACGGTTTCGGTGACGGTCGCGGCCGGAACGCTGGTCGGCACCAATGACGGCCAGTTTTCATTCGCAACCAACAGCGCGCTCGTGATCCCGGCGGGCGCGACCACGGGGACCGTGGGCGCGACGGCGACCCAGCCCGGCGCGGCCGCGAACGGCTACCTTCCCGGGCAGGTGGATGTGCAGCTAAGTCCGAACGCGCTGGTCGCCAGCGTCGTTAACACCACGACCACCTCGGGCGGTTCCGCGCCGGAGACCGACGATCATCTGCGCGCTCGGATCCAGGCCGCGCCCAACGAGTTCAGCGTTGCGGGGCCGGTTGGCGCCTACCGGTTCTTCGCGCTCGGCGTGGATCCCTCGATTATCGACGTTCTGGTACTCAGTCCGGCGCCGGGTCAGGTCAACGTTTATGTGCTCACTGGACCGATCACCGTGCAGCCGGCCGCGGCGCCCAACAGCGCGGGAATCGCGAGCGCCGCACTGCTCGCCAAGGTTGCTGCCGCTCTCAGCGCGGACACGGTTCGGCCGCTCACCGACACCGTGAATGTTCTCCCGGTGGCCGAGATCGATTATCAGATCGTGGTTAATATCACGCTCTTCTCGGATGCGGATCCAACTTCGACGATGGCTGCGGCGAACCAGGCGGCCGCGCAATTTGCGGTCGCGCTCGCATCAAAGATTCAGCGCGACATCGTACCGAGCCAGATAGTAGCCGCGCTGTCGGTCCCCGGGGTGTACGAAGTGACCCTGACCTCGCCAGCTTACACGCAGCTCACCGCGAGCCAATGGGCGAACTGCACTGCAATCACTCTGACGACGACGGTGTCATCGGAGCATTCGTGACGTTGCGGGTGAAAACTGGCGGGCGCAGCGTTTATCATCCTGAGCATTCGTTTGCGAAGGATCGACGCGGAGCGATTTCTCATTCCGAGTGCCATGTGCTCGCGGAAGCAAGTAAATCGCGCCGCGGAGATTCCCTTCGAGGCTCAGGGCATGCCTCGCGGAGGCTGCCCCGACCGAAGCCGAGGAGCTCGGAATGACCAAGCGTGGGGTGAGGACGCGCCGTGCCTGAACTGACTCCAGCGCCATCGATCAACGACGTGCGCACGCAGGCTCTGCTGGTGCTGATCGAGCGCCTGGCCGCGCTCGATCTCACGACCTTGCTGGTGTACCGGATCGATTCCGTAATCGACGGAGCGCTGCCGTTCCTGGCATGGCAGTTCGACATCCTGTCGCCGCTGTGGCAACTCGTTGCTCCGGTTGCCGGGAGTATCGACGCTCTCACCGACATCGACTCGCTTACCGACATCGACACTTTGTCGGGTCCCGCCCCGCAGACCCCAGCATCCACAGTCAGCGCCGAGGCGCAGCGCGCGTTGCTCGAGCTCGCCATCTCGCTCCACCGCTACCGCGGCAGGCCGTGGGCGATTAAGCAGGCGCTCGAGTCGCTGGGATGGGCGAGCGCGACGATTCTTGAGGGCGAGACGCTTTGGGGCGGGACCGCCTATCCGGCGAGCGAGGGATGGGCGGTCTTCAGGCTGCTGGTCAATTTGGCCGCGAACCAGCCGGTTGCGCCGGGGTCGGTGGATGCGATTGTCGCGGCGGTGAATTTCTTCAAGCCGGCGCGCGCGTGGCTCGACTCGGTATGGTTCGCAGTCGCGCCAATCTCGGATCCGGCGCCGGCTCCGCGCGACGCGCTGACGCTGGGCGGAGTCGCGGAATACCAACTCGATGCAGCGCCGGGGCCGGCTGACACGAGTCTGACACTTTCGATAGCCGGAGCTCCGCTCGCCGATAACTACGGCCCGATCGCGCCACTCTATAACGCGCATTACGTACACAGCGGCATTACGCACGGCGCCGGCGAGCCAGTCGTTGCGGATCCCGCGCTCATTCTCAATGGCGTCGCGGAGCTTCATGGAGGTTAAGATGAAAAGACCTGGCGGGACTGTAGCCGTCCGTGTTTTCGAGCGCGGGCGGCTGGTGTTCGCGTTCGAGGGAAGAAACCTTTTTGTAAACGCGGGGATGCCCGCGCTCGCCGCGCTGCTCGGCGGCGATACCGCAGGCGAGTTTTGTTCCGCAGTCGGATTCGGCTCCGGCTCCGGCGCGCCCACGGTGAATGACACCGCGCTCACCGCGCCGGCTTATTTCAAGGCGATCGACGGGCACGCCGAGGACGGAAACGGAAGCGTGACTCTCACCTGGAGCCTCACGACCGGCGACACAGGCGCGCAAGGGATTACGATCCAGGAGCTCGCGCTGTTCGCGAATCATGCCAACGTGGGGCTTCCCGGGACGGTGGCGCCGGCGCCGATGCTCGCGCGCAAGACCATCAGCCCGATCGCGTTCGGCGCGAACATGAGCCTGACGGGTACCTGGACGCTCACATTCTGACGAGGTGATGGATGGCGACTCTAATCGACAATCCCGAATTCACCGGCAATGAGATCTACGAGATCCAGGCGACCGACCCGGTTGAGGGCGCTGCCGCCGGCGCGAGCTTTGGCGGAATCGGAATCTCGAACGAGCCGCATCAGCAGCTCGCCAACCGCAGCGCGTTTCTCAAGCAGCGCCAGGACATCAACATCGCGAATATCGGCGTGCTGCAGGCGTTCATGGCTGCGTTTGTCGGCTCGCTTCAGAGCAATGGCTACCTCAAGATTCCGATTCTGGACACGAGCCGCGGCGCCATCGTCGCGATTATCCAGTGGGGCCAGGTCGATTGGGGCAGCACTCAGGACGAGGCGCTTTTCGGCCCATATGCTTTCCCAATCCCCTTCCCGAACGCCTGCGAACTTTTCATGCCGACAACTCTCACACCCGAGCAACCCGGCCACAGTTCGGCCGGCGACAACATAGTAATGGTCAGCAGCGTCTATCCGCCGACGGCATCGCAATTCTGGGTGTAGAATAACTGGGAAGGCGGATCCACTGTCAATGGCGCGCGCGGTTTCAGTTCGCTCGCGATTGGATTCTGATGAGGATGAGAATGAAAAAGCCATTGTGTCATTCAGAGCCCAAGTGGTGGCACAGGCTTAAGCCTGTGCCCACTGGAATCCCGTTTCTCATCCCCCTCTTTCTCATCTGTGTAATCTGTGCGCTGGCTTCGTCCTCGCACGCGCAAAACATTCCGCCGCCCGGCGCCTATCAGCCGATCCCCAACTTCTCCGGCACGGGCGCCGGATTGTTATTTCGCAAGGCGATCAACGATAGGTTTTCCGGCGCACAGCCGATTTCGCCGATAATTGTGAGGCTCGCATTCGCCCAGCTCCCGCCCGAAGGCGACGGGGCGATTATCTACTGTACCGACTGCCAGAAGGCGGCGGTGTGCGCCGCGGGCGGAAGCGGCACGTGGGCGTTCGGACAGAATGGGCAATGGTCATGCGCCGCCGGCAGCGCCGGTCTCAGCGCGAGTTATAGCGGCCCGCTCTCGCTGACGGGCAATCAGAGCAACGGGGGCGACGCAATCAGCCACGTCAATCTCAATGGCATCGAGAATATCCAGGATTTCGGCGCCACCTGCTCGAATACGACCGCGACCGCGACCACGGTGAGCGGCAACGTCAACGTGACAGTTAATTCGATCGGCGACTTCGTAGTCGGTCAGTATGTTCACATCGACCATGCCGGGGCGTCCTCGGCGCTCTCGACCCCGACCCTGACGAGCGTCACGAAATATACCTATGGATTCAACCCTCCACCCCTCCCCGTTGCGCACAATGGGTACGATGGCAGCGGCTGCACCACCGATAGCACCGCCAGCACCTTTTCCAACGCAACCTGCACGACCTCATACAGCTACGCGATCGTGAATGTGGCAGAGAACGGTTCGTGGAGCGCGCCGAGCGCCGTTGTCACGACAACCAACGGAGCCGCCACTCTTTCCACGGACAATTACAATCGGCTCGTCTGGACGACCGATCCGAACGCCGCCGGGACGATCATCTACGGCTGCCACGGCGCAAGCTGTACGCCTGCAGTGATCGCGGTTTTGCCGCGCTTCCCGGTGGGAGGCACGACGGGCGTTACCCAGTACTACGATGACATGGGCAATCACTTCGGAAGCGACGAGGACTTCGGCACGACGATGCAAAGCGGAGCGGTCGCGGCCGATGACAATACCTACATCACGGCGATCAGCGGCACGACCGTGACTCTGAACACTGCGCCCGTTCAAACCGGCGCGTTCACGATGCGCCACGACAGCGCGCCCGCGGTTCAGGCGGCGCTCACCGCGGCGTGTCCGTTAAGCGGCACGCTGGCGAGTACCTGCGGGACCGTGTTCGCGCCGCAGTGCAATGGCTACTACGAACTCGGCGGCCCGGTTTCCTTTTACGGCATGCGCGAACCCAAAGTCGTCGGCGCTTCGGATAACCCCGGCGCAAGCCAATTTCAGTGGGACGGTCCCACCGGCGGCATCGTGTGGAACCTGAACAGCTCCGTGTACGGCCACATCGAAGACATCGGATTCCCCGATTATACCGGCAACACTCCCGGTGTCGTCTATTCGGCGGACAATTACTCGACCTCGGTGGGACCCGGCGGCAATCCCGGCGGACGCGGAGCCGGGCACGGTCTCCCGCTGACGCACTGGTATTTCGCGCACGATGAGGTTGGGCAGGCGGGCGTCGCGGTCACACTCGACAGCAACGGAAGCATCGGCAACGTCGAGGACTTCAGCTTCGAGGATTTCAACTGCGATGCGCCGAATCACGGCGGGTTTGCCTGCGTCTACGGCAACTCCACTCAGACGGACAATACTAGGTGGAACGGCGGACTAATAGGCCAAAG